TTCAATTCCCCTCGCTTCCACCATCATTTAATTTCTTAAAATTTAAAAACCTTTCAAAATATCTATTTTTCAGTATTCTTATTATTTCATTTGATTTATAATAATTGCAATTTTTTCTATTTTTTCTTATAATTCTGTAGCCATTTATGTAGCCAAAGTATTAAAAATCAATTTGGGCTACAAAAATCTATAAGGTTAAAAAAATGCTTACTCAAAAAGATATCGATAATTTAGAAATTAAAGAAAAAAGATATATGATTAGTGTTGGTGAGCCAAAAGAATTATATGTTCGTGTTAATCCAACCGGAAAAAAAGTTTTTTATTTAAGGGCTTCGAAATTCAAACAATTTATAACCATTGGAGAATGTCAAAAAGGTATTTTAAATGTTACTAATGCAAGAGAAAAGGCAAAAGAGCTCTTAAAGTCAATGTATGATGGGAGCTTTGTTTCAAAAAGTGAAAAAGAAGTAACTTTAAATAAAGCTAATGCTCTTTATGTAGAAATTAAAGCAAAAAAATTAAGCAGGGCTACAATCAAAAAAGAGCAATTAGTTTATGGAAAATATTTCAATTCAACTTTAGGAAATAAAGCTATAAATGATTTAAAAAAAGATGATTTTTTGCCAATTTTTGACCTTATGTATAAAAAGGGAATTTTTGAGACTATTAGTAGAAGTATATCTTTTTTATGTAGAGTTTTAGAATTTTGCAGGCAAAGAGGAGATTTAAAAACAGATATTGTTTTACACTTAAAAGACTTACAAAGATTTTATAAAGAGGCAAATTATACACAAGCTAAGCATTATAAAGCTATAGTTGATGAAATAGGAATTAAAAATTTACTTTGTTGTATAAAAAAATATTCCAAGTTACCAAAAACAAATATGACTATTATCAATGCAATTTATTTTACTTTATTAACTGCACAAAGAAGTAAAAATATACGTTTTGCCAAATGGAGTGATATTGATTTTAAAAATAATCTTTGGATAATAAAAGCAGATGAAATGAAAGTGTCTAATAATGGAGATAATATTATTCCATTAAATAAATATGCATTAAAAGTTTTAGAAATTCAAAGAATTTTAAATGGGAATAAAGAATATATTTTCACTAATAATAATGGGATTATTAGTGAAAGTTTTGGAGTGAAATTTTTTAAAACATATAAATTAGAACATACTATACATGGTTTTAGAAGCACTTTTAGAAGTATTTGCACTGAAAAAAGTGATGAGCTTATAAAACTTGGGATAGGTAAAGATATAGCCGAAATGATATTGCATCATATTAATGGCAATGAAGTAACAAGGGCTTATGATAGATCTAAGGCTATAAATTTAAGGATTAAGTTAATGAATTGGTATGGTGATTATTTGAATTCACTTTGTGATTTTGATTTTTAAAAAGAATGAGTTTTTATCCATTTGATTATATCATTTTTTTCATACCTTATTGTTTTACCTATTCTAATATAAGGGATTTTATTTTCTTTCCTAAGTCTCCATAATGAAGTAAGACTTATATTTAAAAATTTACTCAAATCTTTTTCGCTCATATATTCTTTAATCATTTTTAACTCCTAATCTTTTATCTATAATTTCAAAAATAAGTTCTTTATAATATTTCCAAAGCCATTTTTGCTCTTCATCATCTATATCATCAGTGGTTGTTTTTCTCCAATCCTCTATGCTTTTGCTATCACAACCTAAATTCATTATAGTTTTAGTAAAACTCATAACATAAGTATCCAAGACAACGCTAAAGATATTTTTCATATCTCCTATACAATCTCTAAGATTTACATTTTCAAATATACAATTTTCAAATTCTGTTCTTAAAAAATTACAAAAATGAAAACTTGCTCCGCTAAAATCGCAATCTATAAAAGACGCATTCTTGCTTGAAATATCATTTAAATTAGCATTTTTAAAACTAGCACCATTTATAAATACATTATCAAAATCTAAACCACTTAAATTTAGATTTTCTAAGTTCGCATCATTTAAAGAAATACCTTCTAAAATGCAGTGCTCGACTAATTCTTTTTCACTTTTTCTATCATCTTCTATAATAATAGTTTTATCTAATCTTTTTAAAACTCCCAATTTATCTCCTTAATATTTTTTTCCATTTTTCTTCGTATTCATCATAGTTTTTATAATAATCTAATTTAGAATTAAAACTATCTTTTATACTTTTATAAATACAAAAATCATTTTCTTTTTCTAGTTTATAGTTTTTACCTGAAACACTTTCAGCAAATAACATATATTCCCATTTTTTAAAACAAAGAATGTCATAATCTTTAGCAAGTATTTTCCTAAGCTCTAAAAGCTCTTTTTCACTAAGCTTTCTTTTAAAACTTAACTGCTTTTTCTTTTCTAAGTCGTATTTAAGGGCTTTGATTTTGTTTTCATATTTCTCCTTTTGTTGTTTAAGCTGTGATTTATAACCTAAGCTTTGATGAAAAGCTAGTTTTTGCATTTGCTCTTGTTCAAGGTTTTTTAAGCGTTTTTCACATTCTATAAAATAACGCCTTGCCTGTCTGCCTTTTTCGTTGTTTTCAACCATACAAAGTTCTTTTGCCATATCTAAGGTTATATAGTATTCTTTGCGTGGGCGACCTTTTGTATAAACAAGTTCTATAATGTAGTCTTGGTTTTCAATGAAGTCGTAATTTTCAATTCTTTCGTTTATCCAATTTGCAAATTGTCTCTTAGCATCAATAAAAAAATGCAAATCTCTAGCTAAAATTTGATTGTTGTGTCTAAGCGGGATTAAATCTGTCATATCATTTCCTTATCACAATAAATTCATTTATAAATCAAATTATATATAAAACAATATCACTTGTCAATATAAAAGAATATAAAATGATAAGAAATTGATATGTATCTTTTTAACAAATTTGTTAAAAAGTTTTACAAGTCTTTTAAATCTTTTGTAATAAGAAAAATAATATATTGTGTAAGTGGCAAACCAACTTCATCGGCTTTTTTTTGTAACTCACCTTTTTGCTTATTACTAAGCCTTATCTGCACGATATTACTTCCCTTACTTTCTTTTTCTATTGCAGAAAAATGCAAATCAAATATATATTTATAGCTATTTTTAAGCCATTCTATCCACATACCCACAGATTTTCTATTAAAAAACAAATTATCACTTTTTTCTAACTGCCACTCTTTATATATGCTATACATTTGTTCATAAGCATTTGTTTCTTGCATATCTATTTTTAAGCCATAATCTAATAAAAGTTCATCAATTTCTTCTTTGAATTTTTTTTCTGATACAATCAATGATGGTCTTAGATATTTTATAATTTTAGAAGATAATTCACTTACTATATTATCAAATGGCTCTTTTTTTGTTCTTCCTAAAAAACTATCTTTTATGCTATATAAAAAGTTAAGGGCTTGTAGCATTTGTTCTTGATTGAGTCCAAACTTATCATTTACTATATCTATACTTTCTGCTATAACACCTTCATCACCTGCTGAAGTTTCATTTTTAAATATTTCTTTTCTATATTTTTCTAAATTTTGCATTAATTCTCCTTTATTTAAATAAACTTTTTTCTTGTGTATAACTTGGCTCAATAATGCCTTTGATATCTTCTAAAAAATATTCATTTTCTAAAACTTCCAAATCTTTGCTAATATAGGTTTTAGAAATTAAAACGCCTTTTATCTTATCCCCGTAAGATAGTTTTATACTTCTGTCTTTGAGTTTGTTTTTAAAATTTTCATCATTGATTTTAACTTTTATAACCTTGTCGTTAATAATTTCCCATTTACTTTCTCCGGTTAAATCTGGCTTTTTTATTATAAACGCACCTTGCATTTTACTTATTTGCTCCTTAACCCCATCAGCTGTTTTTGGGTTATAATCAAATGTTTCACTTATTCCATATACTTTTTCTTCAAATATTATCATAGGTTTATGTTTAAACTCCTTTGCTTTATGTGTTAGATCTGATACACAGGTTAATAGATTGGTTTCATTATTGTTGTATCCAAAATCTTTTAAGTCGCTTTTTTCTATAATGTTTTTATATTCTTTTGGAATATCTTGGCATTTTTTATCTTGTATTTTCTCTAAAATCATTTTTTTAGATTTTATAAGCAAATCAGCAAGTAATTCTCTCGGATTGCTAACATAATGTTTTATATCATCATCGCTTATTTTGTTAAGTTTTTCAGCAATCCATATTCTTATAGAGCCTTTTTCTATAGATTTAATTTGAATATTTATATCAATTTCTATACCAAAAACAGATACTAATGAATTATTCAACTTATCAATACTTAGTAAAAAATCTGTAATTTTTTGGAAAAATAATGTAGCATTTTCTTCATTAAAATATTCAAATCTTAACTCATAAGTTTGTTCTGACATGTATTTCTTTCTTTATTTAATAATTATTCTTTTATTATTTTATCAAAACTTACTTAAGCAAATAGACTTCTTTCTATGTGTTTAAACATAATTTCATTAGCACTTTTAAAAAAGTCTTTTTTAATTTCAAAACCATAAGCTTTGCGGTTTAAATTACAAGCTGCTAAAAGTGTGCTACCACTTCCAGCGCATGGATCAATTACTACATCATTTACATCTGTAAAAATCTTTATAAGTCTTTCTAAAAGCTTAACAGGCTTTTGAGTAGGATGCACTTTAGGAATGCCTTCATCTTTTTGCCAATCCATGCAGTTATAAATCATCTTTCCAATATTCTAAATCTTTAAGTTTATAATTAGCTTGTATTTTCTCTCCTCTTTCGAAAGCTTCCATAACTTCTATTTGTTCTCTTAAAGTTTTCATTTATTAATCCTTTATAGTTTATTAAATTGTTTAATGATGACACTTTCTGCCATGTTAGTTTTTTGTATATTTTTGATTACATAATCATAAATTTGAACAACATCTATTTTTTTGCCAAAAATATCTAATATCAGCCACAACCAAATCACTACTAAATTTTTTATTATCTTTTTCATACTGATAAGAACAAAACCAATAAGTTTTAATTTTAAGAAAATTAAGCAGTTTCATTTTAACAGCTCCTTATTTTCATGTATATTTCCAATAACTTCAATCTCGGCTGGTAAACCGTGCATTAAATTTTCATCTATTTCATCTATATCAACTAAATAAAAGCTCCCATTCTTAAAAACAACTTTATAAAGTAAATCTGCAAATGGGTAGCCATTGTCTTTAAGTATATCACCTTCGTAAATTTTGTTTCTTTTGCAATCTTTATAACCCGTCCAAAGTTCTATTTCATAATCTATAAGAGAATTTTCATAAGTTAATTGATTAAATACACTAGTTATAAAACCTAACGCCTCTGTTATACTTTTTGCTTCATATGTTTTAGAATTGTTATTCCAGATTCTAAAGTCAAAATCTTTTAGTTTCATTTTTTATCCTTTAAAAAATTTTCAATATCTAAAAAAGCTTTTGATAAGCAGTTTTTAATATTTGTTTTTCTTGTTTCATTGTAGATTTTCAGTAATTTTTTAAGCATATTAATTGATATGAAAAATCCAAAGCCGCGAATAAAAGACTTTTTTTCTAAAATAAAATTATTTTTCTTAGCAAATAAAACAAAGGCTTTTCTTCGATCTGAAAAAGGTATAATATCACTTAAAGCTATTTTAGAATGGTAGGTCGCTATTTTCTTCATTTAGCTCTATATATTTATCATTGTTTGGCTTTTTTATTTCATTGCCATAAGGATTGTAACTTTGATTTTCTTTTGGGGTATTTGATTTATTGTTATCATTATTTAAAGATTTATGCCTTGCTTTAAAAGATTTTATAGATAAAGGTTCTTTATTGTTTATAAACTCATCCATACTTTGCATTTTTTCATTAAAAATTCTATCAAGAAAGATTTTGTTAGTAAGTTCTCCATTTTTACTTAAATATTCTTCTGTTCCAAAACCTAAAACTAAAAGTTTATTAACTAAAGAATTTAGATAAATAACTTCAGTCTGCACTCCAAAAACATTCTCATTTCCCTTTTCACTAAAATCAAGTTCATCAATTCCAAAGAATTTCATAATAGCGTTTAATTGTCTAAATCCTAAATAATTTTCTTTTTCTCCATTTTTATTGATATAGCTAAAATCGTTATTTTTGGCTACAAAAAGATTAAAAATAGCTAGTTTTTGTTCTTTTCTAGTTAAAAATTCAAAACAAATAAAAGTATTATTACTTCCATCACTTGCTATCTTTTCATACAAAAAGGCTTTGCGAAAAACTCCGCTATAAAGCCCACCTTCATTTAAATACTCCACACTCGGTGCATAATTTGCCACTTCAAAACTTGCCGTAAATGCTGGTAACATTATAATTCTCCTTTGATAGTTTTAAGTGCTTTTTCTTTATCATTTAGCAACTCTTGTATTTTTTCACTTGTAAATAAAGAATGTTTTTTTATAAAATCATTTTGCTCTTGAGTGTTTAAACCATTATCACTCATAAATTTTCTAAGTTCAGCACCTAAAACTTTTATCTCTTTTGCTTTATTTTCTAAAGCTACTTTTTCATCATTACTCCAAACTTTTAAATCTTCATTTGGATTTAAAAATCGCTTTTCCTTTATTGTTTCCAATTCACTCTCATCAAGCATTCCAAGTCCGCAAATACTTAAGGTTACGCGCCTTTTTGCTTTTGTGATAGCTTTCATTATTGCGTTTGCTAAATTATCACCGCCTAAATTTTTAATATTTAAAGCACCTGTATCGCAATCAGTTCTTCCATCTGGTGTTGCTGCGTATGCTGTAACCATGTAAATATCTCCGACTTGATTTACTTCTGTTTTTGTAATACTTACTTTTCTGATTTGTCTTAGCTGATCAGTGGCTGATTTATTTGCATAAAGGGTTAATCTACCATTTAATACTATATATTCAAAAGGCTTTGTAAGCATATTTAAACCTAAACTTTCACAAAGATTTTTAACATAACTTGCTCGTTCTACATCACTAAGTTTTGATAAATCGCCTTTCACCAAAGCAAGCTCATAAGGATTAAAATTTATTTCTAACTTATTTTCTTCTTTTAATACAACTTCATTACTCATTTTTCATCTCCTTAATATTTTTCTCCATTTTTCTTCGTATTTTTCATAGTTTTGCCAATAATTAAGCTCTTTTTCTAATTTATTTAAAACAGCTTCAAACACTGAATTTTTACCTATTTTTTCGGCAAATAAACTAAACTCCCACTCTTTCATACAAAGAATGTCATAATCACGAGCTAGTATTTTTCTAAGCTCAAGCAATTCTTTTTGACTGAGTTTTCTTTTAAAACTCAACTCCTTTTTGTGTTCTAGGTCGTATTTTAAAGCTTTAATCTCATTTTCATATTTTTCCTTTTGCTGTGCTAATTGGGATTTGTAGCCGATTTTTTGATGATGATTTAAAGAATTTAGCCTTTTATTTTCACTAGATAAAGCTTTAAATCTCGCTTCGCTTTGTTCTCTTAAAAGCTTGGCTACTTTCTTGCGATATTCTTTAGCTTTAGGACTTTTGATAAAAAAGCCTAGCATATAAACACCTTCTAAAGTCCATTTGACTACTTTTTGTCTTCCGCCTTTGGTTTGCTCATAATCGTAGAAATAATGTATATTTTCTATGAGTTCGTCAGCGTTTCTTAAAAAATGTTTTGCGATTGAATTTTTGGTAACTTCATAAAATGAAGCAACTTGTATTGAGGTATTATTTTGTATTTGTGATAGCATATTAACCCTTTCATTTTATGCTTTGAAAGGGTTGTTTTGATTTAGTGCTTACTCTCTTTCGTTTTGTCTTTTAGAGACTTATTTTGCTTATAAAATAGATAGCAAGTATAAGCAAAGAGTATAACGCTTACTCCTGCAATAATGTTTAAACCTATCTCATTCATCTTTTTGCCTCCTTTGCATAAGAATACATATAGCCATAATCCCAACGCTAAAAGCAGTTATGATAAAGCTTTGCGGTTTAAAGTCAAAATTCATTAATGCGAAACTCCCATTAACAAATAAGCCAAGTCCTATATTTTTAATTAATTCCAACATAGCTAAATTCTAACACAAAAATCTTAAACAACCCTAATTCAAAGAACATAAATTACTAATTTTAGTAATTATGTAAGAATTATATACTATTTTTAGAAAATAGTCAAGTAAATAAAACTAATTTTAGTAAAATAATTTAAATAAATTCTAAAATTAGTATTTAAAGGTATGGACAAATTGTCTATACCTTATAACTCACTTGCTATTTTATGGGCTTTTTTAAAAATCTCTAATTTTTCCTTTAAAGTCTTATTTTCAATCAAAAGATTTAAAGCAAGTTCTGCCATTTTTGGAATTTTTGTAGTAGCCCAACCTGATATAGTCGTTTGTGGCACCCCCAAAATCTCGCTTAACTCCTTTTGTGTGATATTTAACTCTTTACAAACTTCTTTAACAATGTTTTCTTCTGCCATTTTATTCCTTTTCATCTGCGATAAATCTAAACTCTGCTTTTTTATGCTCTTTTAAGCTTTGAAATATATTTCCTAGTTTAGAAAGTGGAGCTTCATCATAAGAATTAAAAAAAACATTATTGCAAAGTGGGCATACAATGACAGTTTTACCTATATCTAAAGTGATTTTAGTTTTACATTGTTTGCAGGTGATTTCTAAACTTTTTAAATTTAACATTTTAACCTTTCCTTTGTTTTTATAATTTTATCAAAAAGTAATTTATTTTTATGCTCCTTTTTTGATTTTTAAACACATTGAAATACTTTCTTTATAAAACTCTTTAGGCACAGTAATATTTTTTTGCTCTAAAAAGCCCTTATAGTCAATTGTAGTTCTACTTTGTGGATATATTGTAATATCTAAACATCTTGCTTTCTCACCATTTGCTAAGGCTATAAGTTCTTTTTTAAGACTTTCTAGCTTTTCTTTAATAGGTTTAATCGTATTTTCAAGCCTTATAATTTCAATCGTTAGATTTTTTGCTTTAGTATCTTCAAGCTCTTTATATTCACTTTTTTGATCTATGATATAATCTAATATAAATTGCTTTACATTTTTAACCAACCATTCTTGATAAGCTTCATCTTTAAAGACTTCACACTCTATAATTTCTTCTTCTTTATTCATAGCCACAAATATACATTTTTCTTTACCACTGATATAAAGTCCAAATTGCACTTGTGCATAGTATTTATCACTTGGCTTTTTATTTTTTTTCACAAAATCATATTCATTTTGCGAATATTTAAACTCATAAACAATTCCATTTTCATCTAAGCCATCTAAACTTGCTATAAACATTTCATTTTCTAAGCTTTGTAAAACTATAGGAGTGATACTTACAGAATGCAAAAACTCAACCCTAGATCTAATCAAAGGTTCATAATCATTGCCTTTTTTCATAGCTTCATTTTGATAGACTTCTTTAAGTCCTAAAATGATATCCCTTGCTTCTTCTTTAGAATTAAAAGCATCTTTGATACCTACGCAAGATGCCACCATAGAAGCACCTATTTTTCCTTTTCTAAATTCTAACCATTCCTTGCTTCCTTGTTCTAAATCAATTATTTTACAATTCATCTTATCCTACCTTTTTTAAATTTTTAGGAATATCTTTTAAAATATAATATGTGTTTCTACTCTCTTTGCTTCTTTGTGTTTCTATGATATAACCTTTATTTCTAAGATTACAAATATAAGCTCCAAGCCTTGTTGTAATTCTTGTATCTATGCAATAAAAATTATCTATTTTTCCTTTATTTAATAAAATATTTAAGATTTGTTTTTCTCGTGATATTGTAGTTACTCCCATTCTTTTTCCTTTAATCTTTTAATTTCTTTTATGGCTAATTCATTATTTTTATGAACTCCTATTAGTCCTAATATGTCAAGAACTTCAATGCGAAAACGATTAAGATCTGAGTTTGTTTTTGTTTCAAATTTAAGCTTTTCAAAGCTTTCATTGATTGTTTTATCTTTCAATATTAAAAGATTTTTTAAACGCTCATTTTCATTTTTTAATCTTTTATATTTTTCTTTGAGACTAAATATGCTTACAAACATTATTTTTCCTTTGGATAATTTCTAATAGCTTGGCATTTAAAGCAATCTTTTCTTTAAATGTTTTAATATGCTCTTTAGCCTCTTCTTCATAAAGTTTAAAGTATTTTTCACTTTGATTTTTATAATACAAAAGGTCTTTTTTTAATTTTTTATATTCATCGTTAAATAAGCGGTATTCTTCTTTGCTAAATTTTTGAATAACTTGATTTTTATGATGATAAGCTTTCATGATTTCTCCTTTTTTTAATACTTAAAGAGACAATCATAAAAATTAGGAAAGGATAATTAAAATTTTAGCTTTGATGGGTTAATTTTAAATAAGGAAGTTAGATTGTCTCTTTAAGTATTAAAGGAGTTTAAGAAAAGCCAAGAGCCTTGCTCTCTTGGCGTGAGTATTGTTTAAGTATAGGCTAAGCAAGGCTATTTTATAATTTAGTAGGTTTTTTAATGGAGTTGATTAATTATTTTAATCAACTCTTTTACTATTTTCAATAATAAGAAAATAATACTTAAAATCTTTTCTATCATTAAAAACAGCTCCTTCCCCACCAAGAGAAATTAGCCACTTAAACTTTATAATTATACAAATATTTTCTTAAATCCTTGATTTTCTGTCGTTTTTAAAGTGCAAGAAAACCTTTAAAATAGCACTATAAACAATAATCACAAGCCAAGTTTGTGGATAACTTGCAAACCCTTCTGCTATTCAAAATCATTAACATAATGATAAAGCTTAATTTCCAAGCAGTCAAAAGCTTAAGAAAGTTCTTTTTTAAAGAACTTGTTAAACTTTTAATAAAGCTTTTCGTATTTATTTTTGAAAGTTTTTAAATTCTCAAGTAAATTAAAACAATCATTTATAAATTCATCTCCGTAAGCACTTAATGATGTTAAAAACTCATCATCTTTGTTTAGATTGTTTAAAGTAAGAAAAAAATTATCAAAATCTTCATAAAGTATTTTAAAGCTTTTTCCACTTCTAAGTTCTTCTTGTTTCATTTCATTGTCTTGATTTTCTAAATATTTTTCATACTCACAATGTGAATTTTCTACAGAGCAAGATAAATAACTCATTTTTTCTCCTTTTTGTTTTGTTGATAAAAGTATATAATAAAGAAACTTAATTAAAATTTAATTTAGTATATTAATTAGAAACTTTTTTAAAAAATATTTGTGGTATAATTTTTTAATGGGAAGATGAAAAATCTAAAAATATTTAAAAATATTTTTAGAAAATTGGAAGGATTAATGCGATGGATATAAGAAAAGAATTTTTTAGAGTTAGCATTGAAGAGATAGAACAAGCCCTTGATGAAATTCTTGGGAAAAACAATTATGATTTAAAAAAAGATATTAAAGCAGAAGAATATTATCAAACGCAGAGAATGCTTTAGTTACAAGTTAAAAAATTATAAATTTTAACAAAAACAAGAGCTAAAGCTACTCCATTTTGTTTTTAGAATGATAAAAATATTTTTACAAAATTCTTTTTGCTCTTCCTTATTAATTAAACCTATACAAATGAAATAATTTTCATCTATGTTATTTAATGCTTTAAAGCATTTATTTGAATCAAATTTTTCATTTTCTCCTAAATGAGACAAATATTTTAACAATTCATGTTGATTTTCAATCAAAATTTCTTTTTTTATTTCGGACATTAAAGAAAGCAAGTCTAAAAAATACATAAAATTAATTATCGCCATAATGAATTAATTTCTTCATCGTTTTTTTGTAATGCTTTTAATCTTAATGCTTCTTTTTTGTTTTCTTTTTTGAAAAAATCAGCTATTGCGTCTTGTGTTATTTCATTTGCAAGACTTTCAATAAAAGAATTTTTCCAAGGATCTTCCATATGTGTTTTGTCTCTAAGTTTCCATGCTCCTATGGAACCATATTTATTAAAAATAAAAATTAAAAGTTCATGTATATCTTTATTGCTAGCAATACAATCTGTATCAAAGTCATCAAGCTCATTAAAGGATATAGAATTTGAACCATACTGCTTAAATTGTTCATATATTTTTTTTACTACAGGACCATGCTTCCATGCTTCTATCCTATCGTCAAAAAGTGGCTTATTAAATAAGGCAAGAGAATATCCTTGTGCATAATAAAGCATTTTTTGAATTTTTAAATTACTAATAGTATCTCCAGCTTCTCTATTTCTAGCCAAAAATAAAAAATATTTTGCAACATCTAGTGCTTTCATACGTTTTTACCTTGCTTTTTTTAAGATATATAATATCATATAATATCATATAATATCTAAATAATATCTAATAATTAAACTAAAAAATTATTTAAGCTAATAATTAGTTAAAATATCACAATCAACCTTATATTTTTTTATATTCTCATCTTCTTTATTATTTTAAAGTCTCTAAACCTAATCATCCCACCACTTCTATAAAATTTTTAATTGTAGTTGGTTTTATGGTATTCTAAAAAAGCTTTCATTTCATTTTCTGTTATATTAACTTCTTGGCATATGAGTTTAAAAAATCTACTTTTTATGCTTTCTGAAAATTTAGTAGAGTCTTCTTGTGATTTAATGGCTGCATACAATTCATTTAATTTATTCTCGTCAATACTCCTTACAATATTGTATATATCTTCAATGCTTGAGTCTTCATCTAAGCTCGAGAGATGTTTTTTAAGATAAACGCTAAAAACTCCATAAATATATGCTTCATTTTTATAAGTATCCTTTAAAAATCTAATTATTTTAATATTTAAATCTGGAATAGGCACTCATATTCCTCAGCTCTTTCTCTAATAAGTGCAAATTCTTGTTTTTCTTCATTGGTAATATTTTTATATACCGCTTCTATACTTTTTCCATATTCTATAATATCAAAATCTTCTTTAAACAATGAAGTGTCAAAACCACCTGTAATTTTCATAAAATCTTCATCTAATATTGTTTCTAATATGTTTTTTGTTGCCAAAGATGAATAGTATACATTTGAATCAGCATTTCCAAATTTTGCAAAATTTTTATCACTCATTCTTTTTTTAGAAATTGTAATTGTTTTATTTAATTGTTTAATAATTTTTCTTATTTTTTGCTTTTCTTTTATTTTATTTTTTCCTTCAAGTGTTAAAAAATAATTTTGGTCACATAAACTAGTATAAAAAGCCCATCTATTTAATTTTTCAACTTCACTGCACAAACTAATATAATATTCCGTTTTAACAGTTTTTAAAGCATGTTGAGTATTTTTTGATTTTACTTCTATGGGTAACTTTGCATTATAGTCAGCATTTAATGTATTAGCAGATACAAGTAAAGCTATGGCACATACGCCAGAGATTATTCCTTTCATAATTAACTCCTTGTTCCATTTAACTAATTTTATCAGTTTAACTCTTCAAATAAAATAAAAATTAAAATTTATCACAAACAAGCTTATGATTTTATATTTATCATCCCACCACTTCTATAAAATTTTTAAAGGTTTGAGTAGCCATTTTTGATACTACAGCGCCTAAGATCTCGCATTGTTCAAATTCGTTGTTATCTACTTTTTTATCCTCGTATTTTTTATTTTCAGAAACTAAAAATATATAATCTGCAAAAGGTTCTTTTTTAATTTTTTTACAAAAGAGATCTTCGCCTTTTCTAAAAATCACTACATCAGCATTTGAAATAGTTCCAAGCGAATTTTTACTTCTATCTATAATAATAAAATCTCCATTAGATAAAATTGGTTCCATGCTATCGCCATTAATTTTTATAATATCATAACTCTTCTTTATAGGTATATCTAAAATTTCTTTTAGAAAATTTTCATCAACTGAAACTATTTTCACTTCTTCGCATTGAGATGAGGTTCCAAGTCCAGCACTAGCATAAATATCTGGAAAGTATCTAAATTCTATTTGATTATCATTTCTAAAAACATCTTGCAATATCACTTCGTTGAAAGGAATATCCAATGCATTACATAAAATTTTTATATATTGTGGTTTAGGTTTTGTTTTGTTATCTTCTTTAGACATCAACCATTTTTTTATTGTTGCTTCTGAACTTTCTATGCCATTTTTATATAAAATTTCCATCAAATCTTGATATGTAACTTTTTTATCTCTATTTTTTAAATAAAATTTAAATTTTTCAGTATCAAAATGAAAATCGAATATATCTCCATTTCTTCCCATATTCTCTCCTTTTTTAGTATAAAAATTATACACTTTTTTCAAGCAGATTATGTTCCATAATTAGAAACATAATTAAATATTTATTAAGTTTCTTTATTTTATACTTTCGTTATGAAAAAAATAGATTTTTTTGATTTTACAAAAATATTGAGTAATCACTATACGGTTATTAGTGTTAAAAAGATTAGAACAAATAAATCACGCCCAAGCTTTAAAAAACAAATAGAGTTTAAAAAACTCTATGGAATACCTCATGAATTTTGGGTGGATGTTCGTAGCAATCTTATAAACATACCTAAGCGTGGGAGAAAACGAAAGGATAGAGAATGAAAGTGATTAAACTAAAGGTTAAAAAATGGCTTTTATAGCGGGATTTTCAATAGGTTTTTTTAGTTTATTTTTTAATTTGGAAAATCTTTTAGGATGATTAATGCTTGATAGGGTATTTGAAATAATAGGATTATTTATTTTTACTTTGATGATGTTGCATTTTAGACTGTTTCTAGTGGCTGGTATTTCGGCTGGGATTTTAATATCTTGCATTTATCATTATCTAAAACGCATTTTTTATCACGGTAGTGAGGACAAATAATGTATTTAAATTTATCTTTTTTAAAAACCATTTCAAAAGGAGTTTTTTTTGTAACTAATTTATATCCTAAGTTAGGATATAGTCTTTTTGTCAAATCGTTTTCTAGCTTCATATCTTTAATACAAACTCTTTTTAGTTTTTGTTTTTTAGTTAAATATAAAAACAAAGGACGGATACTTAAACCAAATAAAACACCTATTAAAAAATATAACAAATTTTCTAAAGTGGCGGTTTTTAGCATTTCGGATAAGAAAGAATTAAACATAAAAAACCTTTTTAATTTAAATTATAACATAAAGGAGAGTTGGTGATACCAAGTTTTATAGCAAGCTTTGATGTAGCTTTGGGGCGTAAAAGTTTAAGAGAAAGAAAAGGCTATTTAAGACTATCAAATACTATAGCTTATGGTGGTCTTAGTGTTGATGCTTTAGCACTTTATATTCAATTAGCAAAGCTTAGTGAAAAAACGATTGTAAGTGAGATCTATTTAAGAGAGTTTATAAAGGTTAAAAACAATCAAAGAATAAGTTTAAATAGACTAAGAATTGCTAAAAAAGAATTAATAGAACTTAGACTTTTAGAAATTAGAAAAGTTAGAAATGGATCTTTAAATTTTTATGAGTGGATTTTAAAAGATGAGAATTATCAAGTTAAAAAGCATTTTAACAAATCTTTATCTTTGCTTAAAAGCAGCGATGAAAAGCTAAGCAAAACTCTTAAAAATAACACTTCATCAATCGACAGAAATTTAACCACTGAAAACGAAAAAAATCAAAATTCCCTATATATAGAAACACGCACGCACGCACGTGATAATAAATTTATAAATAATATAAATATAAATAATAAAGAATTTATAAAAAAAGAGAATTTAGAAAATTTAGAAAATAACAAAGAAAAGAAAAGTTGCGTTTCTAAGCAAAACGCCTCTTTTGCTTTGAGCTTTTTAAAACTTAATGAAAAGGAATATGAAAAAATGGCTAAAAAAGAGTTTAAAGTCCCAAATGCTAATGAACTTATGGGGCAAATAATAGCTTTTAATGAGAAAAATGGAACAAACTTTGGCGAAGAGCTGGCTAATGATTTTATAGGCTATTGGGATGCAAGAGAGTGGAAAAGAAATGGAAAAAGAATGTCAAGTGTTGCAGGTAGTCTTTATACTTGGCTTAAATATGCTAAAGAAAATGAAGTAAGAAAGAATCAGCGTTTTAGCAGAAAAAAAGAATCTGATCCTAGTGTGGTTGATAGCTTGATGGAATATTACGGAATGAAAAAAGAAAATGAAGTTAATCTCTTAGGATGCTTTTAAGGAGTGAAAATGCAAGAAAAAATACAAATTTTAATAGATCTACTAGAAATTAATAAGGCTCAAGCAACTGATATCGTTGGTAGATATCTAAAAAGCGTTGATGATATCCACTCTTTCTTAGATTTTTATTTCGAAACTTTAGAAAGAGAGAATATCGTAGGGACAACCTATGAGAAATTAAGAAGAGTTTGCAAAAGAGCTGAAATAGAGTTTAAAAAGCGTTTTGAAGACAAAGAAATTTTTTTAGAATGGCTTTGCAATAAATACAAAAATCAAGCCTGTTTTAGAGTTTTTCAAGGAGATTTTAAATACTCATATTTTGCAAATTACGGAAGCAATCAAAAAATTAAAATGAATCAAGAATCGATAGATTCTTTAATTTGTATCAATGCTTTTAAGCAAATCACTTATAAAGATGGTGATTTAATAGCTAATGGAGAATTTAAAGAAGCTTTAGTTGATTTCATGTTCAAAAATCAAGATAGGATAGGAAGAGATTTAGAGTATTCTTTACCAGTGCGAGAAATAGAAAGAGTTTTAACTTTAGATGAAATGAGAGAGCTTGAAAAAGCTGAAGAAAAAAGGCTATTTAATGAGAATAAGAGCAGATTTGAAAAAATTCTTAAAAGCAAAATAGCTTTTAAACGCATAAGCTAAATTTAAGAAAGTCTGAAATGGAAAAGTATATTTTAAAAATTGATTTAAAAAGCAACCCAGTTCCTTATAAAAGAACCACGCAAAGATCTAAATTTGCATGTAAAGATTATCTTAAATATTTAGATTTTAAAAAACTCTTGCAAATGGAGTTTAGAAGACAAAATAATATTAGCTGTTTTCAAGCCTTTGATAAGCAAAAGAAATATGAGTTTTCTTTAAAAATAGGCTTTAACAATAAAAAGAACGGCGATGCGGATAATATCGTAAAAGGTGTATTAGATGCTTTATTTGAAAATGACAAGAATGTTTTAAAAGGTGATTACGAGATCGTTACTTTTAAAAAGTCTTTTTTAGACTTAGAAATCAAAGAGTTTGATTTTAAAGAAAAGGTTATGTAATGGCAAGAATGACGATAAATGGCAAAAGCATCACAAAGGAAGAACTTATTTCAAAAGTAGAGAGTTATTTTAATGAAAGAGTTGTATTAAAAGAGACTAAAGAAAGCGTTATTTTTACACCTAAAACAAAGGTAGGTTTGGCAGTTCATTTAGGAATATCAATGCAAACTTTAAGTGATTGGGAAAAAGATAAAGACTTTGGCGAAATTATAGCTAAGGCTAAACAAAGATGCGAAATGGATATACTCAACCATTCTTTAATTGGTACTTATACCCCAAGTGTTAGTATGTTCTTACTAAAAAATCAGCATGGATACGTTGATAAGCAAGAAATACTCAGCGATAATGTGCAAAAAATCGAAATAATAAGAAGTGAAATAAAATGAAACTAAAACTTGACTTTTCTTACACTCCTGCACAACTTAAAGTTTTTGATGATAAAAATCCACGCTTTGTAACAGTAGCAAAAGGTAGAAGACTAGGTTTTACAAGGGGTAGTGCAAAATTTGTTATCGAAAGCTTGCTTTTAGGACAAAATGTTTTATGGGTAGATACGATTCAAGCAAATTTACAAAACTATTATGAGTTATATTTTATTCCTGAACTTAAAAAACTTCCAAAAGATTTTTATTCTTGGAGTGTGCAAGATAAGAAGCTAATCATTAATAAAGCTGTACTTCATATGAGAAGTGCTGAAAGAAGTGAAAATATTGAGGGATTTGGATATGACCTTGTTATTTTAAATGAAGCAGGAATTATCCTAAAAGGAAGCAAAGGAGAATACCTTTGGTACAACGCTATACGTCCTATGCTACTTGATAATCCAAAATCAAGAGCGATTATAGGTGGAGTTCCAAAAGGAAAAAATCTATTTTACGAGCTTTGCAAAAAAGAATTAAGTGATAAAAATTGGAAGCATTTTCAATTCTCAAGCTATGATAATCCATTTTTAAAAGAGGAACAAATCAAAGAATTAATTGAAGAAGTCGGTGGCGAAGATAGTGAAGTTGTCAAACAAGAAATTTATGGCGAGTTTATCGATAGCTCTAGTGCAGAACTTTTTGCGTTAAGTGAAATTGAAAATGCAATGAACAAGAACTCTTTTAGTATTGAAAAAATGCAAGGTGAGAATATTTGGGGACTTGATGTAGCAAGATATGGTGATGATAAAAGTGTACTCGCAAAAAGGAAGGGTTTTGTAGTTGATGAAATAAAAAAATACTCACAACTTGGAACTATGGAACTTGCTAATAGAATACTAGCTGAATATAACAAAAGTGAAGAAAAACCAAAGGGAATTTTTATAGATACTTGCGGACTTGGTGTAGGTGTATATGATGTTTTATTAAATTATGGTTTGCCTGTATTTGAAGCAAACTCTGCAAATTCTGCAACCAGCAATGAATACTTAAACAAAAGAGCACAAATGTATTTTACCTTTGCTAAAAACTTAAAACATATGGAGCTTATTAAAGATGAAGAATTAAAAAAAGATATGAGAATGATTGAATATGAATATAGCAATAAAGGACTTTTAAAAATAGTTTCAAAAGAACAATTAAAAAAGAATTATGGAAAAAGTCCTGATGTTAGCGATGCGGTGGCTTTGACTTTTTTTGAAAAACTATACAGCAGAAGTGATACTAATGAAGATTGGAGTTATGATGGCTGGTGAGTTTTTAATGATTTATAATGCAATTGATGCAAACAAGATTAAAAAGCTTTCAAATTTAAGTGATGACGCTATAAAGTCAAGTTTGGCTAATGAATTTTTAGAACTTGTTTCTGGATTTAACAATATCTCTAAAAAGAAATTTAAAAGAGAGTTTGCAGAATTTTTACTTGATAAAGGTGTAAGTGAAAAAGATATTTTAAAAATAACCAATTTAAGCAAAACGACAATATGGAGAATCATAAATGAAAACAAAAAGAACTAATGATGAAAGAGTGTCGTTTTTGACACAATTAATTAACGAAAGCAAAAGCGGATATGAAAATTATAAACCACATTTTAAAGAGTTGCAAGATGCTTATTTGCTTGAAAATAAGGCAATGCAAAAATTAAGAAAAAGAAATAAATCAAGTATTTATATTCCTAAGATCAATGCAAAAGTAAAATATCTCATAACTAGCCTAAATGATGTGTATTTTAATAGTGAGAGAATGGCAGATATTGAAACTTACATTAATAGTGATGATACGATTATAGAGCTATGGCAGAACGCGATTGATTTTTATAGTGGAAAAATCAATATGTTTAAGATTTTTCAACCGCTTTTCTTAGATGTGTTGCTTGTGGGAACAAGTATAGCTAAGATTACTTGGCATAAGGGAATGCCACGAATTGAAAGAGTAGATATTGATAGTATATTCTTTGACCCAAATGCGTTAAATAGTGAAGATGTAGGTTATATAGTTAATGAAATTTACCTAACTTATAATCAAATCCACGAAAGACAAAAGCTAGGATTTTATAAAAACATAGAAATCCAAAAACTTTTTGATGAAGATGATGAGTATAAAAAAGTTAAGCTTTATGATATTTACGAAAGAAAAAATGATGATACTTGGGTTGTTTCTACTCTTTTTGAAAATAATTTACTAAGAAATGAAGTTACTTTGCAAGATGGACAACCTTTTGTTTGGGGTTCAATGCTACCACAACTTAAAAAGATAGATAACGAAAACTATGTAAGTGCTTATGGCGAGCCTATAATGGCTTCTGCTATGCCTTTGCAAGATGAAATTAATATAACTAGAAATCTTTTAATAGATGCAGTAAGAACTCATATCATGCCTAAAATAATGATGCCAAAATCAATGGGAGTAAGCAGAGAAGATATAGAAACCTTAGGAAAACCAATATATACAGACGATCCAAAGGGTGTGCAAATATTACCACCACCAAATGTAAATAGTGCGGGAATGAATTTACAGCTTTTAGAAAGCGAACTCACAGAAGTTACAGGAGTTAGTCCACAAAACAATGGAGCTCAAACTGCACAAAATGAAACAGCAACAGAAATTAGCATAAAAGCACAAGAAGGTGGAAGAAGAAGTGCTGATTATATAAGACAGTATAACGAAACTTTTATAGAGCCTTTATTTGATAGATTTGCAATGCTTGTTTTTAAGTATGGAGAAGATAGTTTTTTCAATGGTTTTCAAAGAGAAGATATTCCAAGTTTTAGATTTAAAATTCAAACTGGCACAGGTGCCATGAATAAAGAAGTTAGACGTGCTGGGATTCAAGCTAGTATGCAAGTTTTTTCACAATTATATCAAATGTATATGAGCATAGGCGATACAAATTCTGCTTATGGGATTATTAATGCTAGCAAGGAACTTACTAAAGAATTATTGCCAATACTGGGCGTAAAGAATGTAAATAGTTTATTTGCTTTTGAAAATAATGGGGAGATTAATCCACAAATGCAAGGAGAAACTAATGTTGAGTATTGAAATTAAAAGTGATATATCTAAAACCAAAGGAGGTAAAAAATTAATTGAATTTATAAAAGCAAAATATAGCGAATGTTTTTATATAGCTAAAAATAATGACGAGAAAGAAATAAGGTTAAAAGCCTTAGATACTATGGCTTTTTTAGACACTATAATCAATAAAATAAAGGATGAAGAAGATGGAAAATGATGCTTTAAAAGATCTAATGCAAGCAATATCAGATGAAGGTGATACAGGAGAAGTTGCTAATAGCGAAGAACATACACAAGGAATAAAAGAGGAGCCTACTCAAGTAGCAGAAAATGAACCTGATTATAAAGCAATGTTCGAAGCTTATAAAAGTGAAAATGATAGCAAATTAAATGCTTTAATGAGTGAACTTGAAGCTTTAAAAAATCCAAAAAAAGAATTAAGCGAACAAGAATTACAAAGAGAACAGTATTTAAAAGAATTAGGACTTGATGGTATTGATGAGAAGCTAAAAAGGCTTGAAGAGCTTGACAAAAAACAAAAAGACAAAGAAGAACAAGATGCACTTATTGCTAAATACGCACAAGTAGAAAGTGAGTTAAGAAAAGCATATCCTGATGCAGATTTAAAAGCTATGGCAGAACTTGCTACAAAATTAAGCGGTTTGGGTGAAGGTAATATTGACAGTTGGAAAACCTTACTTAATTTGGTCGGAAAATCAAATAATGCTAAAAAAGCTGAAGATTTATCAAGTGCGAATAATAATGTAAGAACTAGTGATTTTAACGATAAGTTAAAAAAAGGCGAAGTCAGCGAGATAGATCTTGGTAAAGAATTATTAAGCTTAGCATAAAGGAGAAAGAATGGATTTTATGACAGCTTTAAAAGGTGGAAATAATTTATCAACCTTAGGTCTTGGCTCAACTTTTGCAGATGGATTTATTAAAGCAAATAATTTTACTCCAAATCTAACTAGTAATAGCAGTGGCTTTTTAAATGGATTAAAAAATTCTTTTAGCAATTTTGGAGATTGGTTATTTAAAAGTTCTGATGCAAATAAGGTAACTAATTTTGATAGATTAGGAAATGTTTTAGGCGGTGCAGGTGCTTTATATGGTGCTTATAATCAGCAAAAAATGGCAAAGAAAAATTTTGATTTACAAAAAGATGCTTATAACTTCAATAAGTATCTAGCCAATGAAGAGTTAAACAGAAGAAAGAATATGGAAAATAAACTTCAAAATGTTTGGAGTAATTAAATAAATTTGGATTTAAGGAGTTTGTTTAAAGGGTAAATCTTAACCCCTTGAATAAGGGGCTTTGTTTATTGATTGTTAATTTGCATTGACAACAATAATACAAAGTAGTATAATAACTATTAAGATTTGTAGCATCTTATTTCACCGCCTTTCTAGGTGGTAATTTAGTGCTAAGGGTGGCGACCCTTAGCACCACACCTTTTAAAATTATACACAAACTTCCTTAAATCCTTTATTTTAAAAGAAAGAATAAAGGAAATAAAATGGCATTTTATAATCCCCAAAGAGTAGTATTTAACCCTGATACAGGCGTTATACAAAACGCAGGAAAAGTTGGCGGTGTCTTATATGACATCATGAGTAAAAATTATAATGACAAAGTAAAAGCAAGTCAGTGGCAAAAAGAGCAAGATTTTAAAAAAGAACAATTTGAGTTTAATCAGGCTATGCAAAATAATCAGCTCTTACAAAATGAAAGAAATTTTGATTATAAAAAAGAAAGAGCAAATATAGCAGATCAGCAATGGCTAATGAATTATAATCAAAGAGCTAGACAATATGCCATGCAAAATGCTTTAAGACAGCAAGCAATAAATGCTAATAAGGCTTACAAGGATTTAAATTATCAAAAAGGATTATTAGAACTACAAAAATTACAAAATGAGATAAATACAAAACAAAAAGAGCAAGATTTATTAAATGGAGTTTTTAGTAATAATCAAGGTTTTGATAGTCAAAACAATGCAAATTTACAAAACAATACAAGATATAAAGCAGACGCTCAGTTTTTAGATTTAGCAAGTAAACAAGGTAAAACCTACGATACTACACATGGATTTTGGAATGGAGCTATAGAGCGTATTTTTGGTGGATGGGGAAGTCAAAGCACGGATTTAAATGATGCAAGTGATTTATTCTTAAAAAGAATGTTAAGCGATTTATTAAGAGGCGGAAAAAATGCTAAATGGAATTTGGAAAATATACAAGCCAATTTCCCTATTAATGGTTATACTATGGAAGCAAATAATCAAAGGGTAGCTCAAGCATTAGCAGGAGAATGGTTAGCAGAAGCTCCAAACTCTTATAAAATGGAATTAGTAGAAAGACTAGGAAACGCAAAAACAAATATTGAGAAACAAAATGCTATAGAAGATTATAAAAATAATATGGATTTTTATAACAATTATGCTCCAAAGGTAAAAGCTTTTTATTGGGATGAAAAATACTCAAAACCTAGTAAAAATGCAGTAATTATAGATAATTCAACAACTAATCAAAATATACAAAACGATTTAGCCAAAAATATATTAGAAGTGCAAAATCAAAATACACCAAAATTACATAGCGTTAGTTTTAATGGAATTAATGCTCAAATATCAGAGCCTGATGCTAATGGTAATGTAATATTAGTTAATCAAGCAGGTAGAAAAATGCAAGTTAGCGTAGAAGAATTAAAAAAACAAGGATTAATATAATGAATATAAGAGAATTTTTATTAGAAAAACCACAAGAAAATAACATTATTTCATTTTTGCAAGATGGAGCAAGTCAAAGTGAAAATCAAAACACAAATGAATATTTAGCAAATTTAAAACATGAAGCAATAAATGATTTTTATAAAAATAAAGATAAATATGCTAAAGAGTATCAAAAATATAACATAAAAGACCAAAATTTAACAAATCCTATGGGTTATATTAGTGAATATAAAAGAGATTTGTATGATTATAATAAAAATCCATCTATGAATGCTGATGATTTAAGTGATTATATTTTAGATAAGCAATCTAAATTTAATGCTTCTAAGCCTATTTTTGCCGATGATAACGAGGTGGCACGAAAAAGTAATCAGTTTATGAGAGATTTAGGTGATGATCTGCAAAAATCAGGACGTGGAAGATTATTACAAGATGATGATGGTTCTTATTGGGTGCAAGATAACAACGGAAATTATTCAAAAGTGCAAGGCAGCACTATGGGTAATTTGTATCGCGGAATAAGAGATAATGGTGCCAGTATGGCTCTAGGAACAGCAGGTGCAATTGGCGGCACAATGCTAGGTGGCGGAGTTGGTATGGTTGCAGGTGGTGCATTAGGTGCATCTTTAGGGGCAGGATATGATTACTACGGAAATACAAAAGATACAAATCAAGATATGAATTTAAAAGAAGCTCTTATGCTTATGGGTGAAAATGCAGGACTTTCTTTAATAGGAGATGCAGCTTTTGCAGGAGTTGCCAAAGGAGCAAGAGCTTTAAAAAATACCTATAATATGGCAAAAACAGGAACACAAGCCGGTAAAGATATGATAGATGGCATGGCTGTAAAAGGTGGTAATTTAAAAGAAAATATAGGGGATAAGCTTAGAAAAATAAGCCCTAGTATTTTAAATGATTTAGCTTCACAAGGTAGCGAAACTTCAAAAGCTTATGCAAGAGAGCTAATAGAAAGCGGAAATAGAAATTATGATGATATATTGCAAAAATCAAGAGCTATGCCTTTAGAAGTTAATCAAGGAAATGCATTAGTTGATGGAGTGGCAAGCAAAATAAAAGATTTCTCAAATACTGCAAAAAATGGTTTTGTAAAAAATATAGCAGACAACGTAACTAATTCACTAAATAATATTAGTAAAAATATAGGCTCAAAAGAAGCGGCACTGAATCAACAAGATCTTATTAATCTTTCTTTTATGAATGATGATTTAGCTAATATGGCAAGAAGTATTTTAGCAAATGACCCTAAAATGGCAAATAAGGTTGCAAACTCTTTACACTTACAAGATGAGGCTATATTAAAAGAGTTAAATTTAAATAATGCTTCTAAGGCTGATGAGCTTTATGCTTTAAGAGATGCTAGAGCAAAAAGAGCTTATGATGAATTTGGAAAAGGACTTGATAAACTAGATGAACTTAATCCAAATGGTGTAAAAGTAGATAAGCAAACCATAGATGATATAGTTTTAAACTCAAGTGTTTATAGTGAAAGCACACCAGCTATGATAAAAAATTTTATTCATGAAGCAAAAAGCGGTGCATTAGATGGTAAAAGCGTTAAAGAGATTTACGATAGAATTGATGCTATAGGCAATAAAATAAAAGAAAGCTCAAGTTACAACTATAAAGATTTTTTAAATAGCTTAAAAGACGCATTTTTAGAAAATATAGTAAAAAGTGCTGATAATCCCCAAGAAGCAAAAGAGATTTTAACCAAGATTAGAAAAGATTATGCAGATTTTAAAGTATATGATAAAAGTAAATTAGGAAAAAAACTAGAAGGAAGTGAAAAAGAGATATCAAAAGATATAGATAAAATACTTAATGAAACTAATCCAAAAAAGAATTATGAAGCTATAACAAAAGGACTTAATGATGATGAGATTAAAGTTTTAGATAATCAAATAATAACTAGAGCTTTAGAAAAAAATAAAGTAAATATAGGAGATGCCAATAATCCCAAATTTGCAGTAAATTATAAAGCGGTCATGGATAATTTTGAAAACTTTAAACCAAAAAGCAAATCAGGACAAGAGAAGATTGAAGTTTTAAAAACAATAGGTGATTTACGTGCTAACTTTGAAACTGTAATAGATGGTATTTTAAATTCAAAAGCAAAAGAACTAGGACATGGAATAAGTACAAATTTCATAGAAAGAGCTAAAACAATGCTTGTTAATAATTTCACTGATTATATAGCTTTTTATTTTATGAGATTATGGGAAGTTGGCAAAAGAGCTGGAACAAGAATACAAATGCGAAGGGGGTTTAGCAATATAAATAATTTAAAAGATTTTGATAGATCGGCTAAAGAATTTATAGAAAGTATTAAAGATAAAACACTCAAAGAAGAAGCACAAGAAGCTAGAAAAGAATTTAACTCAAAAGTTAAAGATTTAATCAAAGGCGACAACTTCTTCATGGATAAAGCTGATCCTAAAGACAATTCTTTAAGATTTATAGGCAAAAATGGCAAAGAGTATACTATAAATAAAGATGTTAGAAATGAATGGATGAAAACTTTCAATCTTAAAAATATCGACGATGAATATATCCCTAATATACCAAAAGAAGCAAAGATAGCTTTAAAAGATAGAGAAATAAAACTTACAAAAGGAAGTTTACTAAAGCTAATTGAAAAAGATAGAATTAAATACATACCACATATCAAAGAAACTTTAGAAAGCCCACAGGCAATCTTAAAAGATAAAGATGATTTTATTTTTATTAAAAATATAGATAATCAAACTTATTTTACAAGTATAGGTAAAGACTATGAAACGCACTTGACTATAATTAGCAATTCACCAAAGAAACAAAATAATATAAAAAATAAAATGAAAAATGCTGAAGTAGTATATTATAATAATGCGAGAGCCTTACCGACATCTAGGGCATCTTCAGAGACAAAACAAGTGTCGTTCTCTAATGAAAATTCTATCCAAGCTAAACCTAAAACAAACTTAATGGATGATATAAAAGAGAACATTAAGAATAAAGAAGTAAAGAAAAAGAATAAAAAAAGCGTAAAACAAAGACTTGATGAAAAAATACAAAATGATAAAAAGGCTAGTGAAGATATTCTAAAAAGATATGATAATTTTCTAAAAGAGAATAAAGATTATAATTTTGATTTTTTAGATAATATGAATTTAAATACTGTTGAATACAACTTAACTAGACAGATGATAATCAATGCCAAAGAAAGCACAAATAAAGGTGTAAAAAAAGATATTCCAAGTGCTTTAAGGGGTAAAATCGAACAAGAATTAAACATACAACCTTTAAAAGAATTTGGCGAAAATTATGCAGAATATTATCACGATGGAGCAAGGGCTATAAAAAAACTACTCATTGAAAAACAAGGACAGGTAGCAGGTGCTTTTCATAGAAAAGATTTAGGGGATATTGATTTGGTTTGGGGAGAGGTAACAGATAAGATAAAACATAAAGGCTATGGTTTATCTCATATTATCGATAAGCATCCTGATTTAGATTTAAATATAATACCTGAGATTGTTGAGAAAGGAGATATAATACAACGAGAAAATAGAGAAAAATCTTTCAATATAGTTTTCAAAGATTATATTTTAGGGGTTAATAAAGGATTTAATAAAAGCGTGGGAAATCAGTGGATAGTAACTGCTTTTGAAAAGAAATAGAAAATCACTAAGACAGCATACACTAGTGATTTTACAAAAGGGATGATTATCTCCCTTTTAACTATTTTATTAATTGTAGCATAAAATTAACGGGATTTTTTAAAAAAGTTTGTTTTATTAATTTTTAGGTTTCTTTTTTATAGAATCAATAATTTTAGGTAAAAACGGTAATATTCCAATTGCAAAAGAAAAATAGGAACCTGTATCATACCCATTAGTAATAAGATATACTCCAGCACCTTCAAAAAGACAAGTTATAATTAAAAAAGATATCATTCCAAAACCATTCCAAAAATGATAAGACTGCATATCTTTTTTCTTGATTTCTAAGTTTTTATTTTCTAAATCTAATATTTTATTGTCATTATCTTTTTTATATTCTAAAGATTTTTCTATAACAGTCATTGCTCTATTTTGTAAATCTGGAGATGGTAACTTTCCTATGGCATTAAGCTCATTTTCCATAAGAAAATTAAGTTGAGTATTAAAAGTTTGCGATGGAATTTCTTTGTTTTTATTTTCCTTTTTTACAGAATTAGACTTTTCTTGTTTTTGTAATTTTTTCAATTTGTTTCTTTCTAAAATTGATATTGTCTTGATATAATTTTTCTTGTTTTTCTCTCACAATAGTGTTTAAATCCCATAAATTAAAATATTCGTTTTTAATTGGCTTACCTATAAAACCATCAACGAAAGCTTGTATCTTTGTCATTTTCATTATCCCCTTTTTTTTTATTATAACATATATAAAATTAATCAAATATTATCAAGCAAAAAATATTCCAAGCTGTATTAATGATGTTTTTAATCTTTTTTATACCTTTCTAATATTTTCAATAACTCATCTAAAGCTAAACCTTTTTCGTAGTAATATAAAAAAGGTTCAACCCAAGCGGGAATTTCTTTATCATCCTTCCAATTTGTAGAAATTCCACTATAGCTTACTTTTGCTATATCTGCAAATGTTTTTCTTGTTAAACCTAATTGTTTAATTTTTTTATCAAATTCTAATCTCGTCATTTAATGCCTTTTATGTTATTTATATAAAAATAATAACATATTTTTAGTAAATAACATAAATTATACTTGACTTTTTTAGTATAATACTATATAATTATATTAAGTTTTTAGTAAATAACTAAAAATAAATCAAAAAAAGGAAAATAATGAAAAATTTAGTTGCAATTAATGGAGTAAATATAGGGTTAGAGGTAGCCAACGACCAAGTAACGACTACCTCTTTAGCAATAGCTAACGTCTTTGAAAAAAGACATAGTGATATTATACGAAAAATCGAGTTAATGCCGCAAGACGAATTTAACGGACGCAATTTTGCGTCGGTTAGATATTTGGATAGTAAAGGCGAAGAAAGAAAGTGCTACAAAATCACTCGCGACGCTTTTTCTCTTTTAGTGATGGGTTTTACAGGAGAGAAAGCTTATAAATGGAAAATCGAGTTTATCAAAGCTTTCAATGAAATGGAAAAAAGACTAAGAAATATTGAATATGAGAAGCACGATAAGTTAGCTTTTAGACAAAGCTTAGGTTACAAATCACAATTAGCACAGCAAAAGCAAAAATATGAGAATGAGATTAAAGCTTTAAAGTATGATTTAGAACAAAGTAAAAACAATTTTAAAGATAAATTAAATTGTATATTGGCTAAAAATGGCTTATATGCCTTTGATTTTAAAACTTTTAAAAATTATGCCTTAAAGCTAGAAAAAATGTTAAAAGATTTAAAAGATGATGAAAACAAAGAGAATAAACTACTTTTAAGAATGCAAAATGATTTCTTAGAATGTTTAGAACTTTATAAAAGTGTAAATATCTAATTTGTTTCAAAACACACTATTTTTGAAATAGTCATTTTTGGAAAAATCCTTAAAACTAAACTAAGGAGAATTCAAAAATGGCTTTACCTTCAATGGGGCATACAGCACCCGCAACAGAAAATGTTAAATTAAAACAATCAATATATGAAACGATTATTAAAATTGGAGCTACTGAAACACCAATTTTAAATAAAATAGGCACTTCAAAGGTTACAAATCCTTTAACTCATAGTTGGATTACTGATACTTTTGAAGAACCAAAAAAGAATGCAAATTTAGAGTTAAGTAAATTTGTAGGTGAAACAAAAAACACAGCCCAAAAAACTACAAATGCTACTCAAATATTCATTACCGAAGCCATGGTATCAAAAGCTTTGTTAAAAGCAAATCAATATGGTGGCAATGAAATGGAGTATCAAATAGGCAAAAAAACCAAAGAACATAAAATGGATATGGAATATGCTTTATTTGGTCTAGGCAGAGATAGTGATGTAAAAAAATCAGTTTTTAAAGATTATGTTCAAGCACAAGAAGCAACAAGTGGAGAAATGGCTGGACTTTTTCATTATATCGCTAAAGGAAAAGATAGCTTTGCTGATGGAAAGCGTGGAAATGTATTAGCTTTTGATGAATCAAAAGATTGGAGCGGAACTGCAACAGAACTAACAGAAGATAAACTTAATCAAATTTTGCAAACCATTTGGAATAGCGGAGTTACGCCTAAAGATGTCTTTTTAGGAGCTGACTTAAAAGGAGCTATCAATAAATTCGCTACAAGAATTTTAGGCAATGAAACAAAACTAGCAGGACAAGTAGTAAGCCTTGAAACAGATTTTGGAACGGTAAATTTCCATATGCATAGATTATTAAGCCCTAAATATGGTTTGGGTGATGTTTTAATTGCTGGGGATTTTGAATATATGAAACATGGGCTTTATATTCCTACTATGATTGAAGATGTTCCAACTGATATTACTGCAAAAGCAAAAAGATTTTACACACAAAGCACTTTAGAAGTAAGAAATGCTGATGCTTTTGCTATAGGCGTTGGTTTAACTAGTGGAAATAATGTAAAGGCTAAAGCAATTTTAAAAGCAGCAAAAGGTGCGTAATGCTTTGTATTATGGCTAAAAAACTCATTATCGCTAAAGTGAAAAATTCTTATAAGATGATAGAAGATGATGAAGTTTTAAAAGCCTATTTTATGGAAGCATTTTATTATATTTTATCAAAATGTGTGCCTAGTGTTCTTTTAAAAAATGTAGAACAAGGCGAAAAAGTTTTTAGGCAAGTTAGAAACAATCATTTTTTGATTATTCCTGATGAGCCTGATTTTGACAATGAAAAAGAACATCTAATGATAGATGAAACACTTAGTTTTGCTGTAATTAATTATGTTTGTTATTTGATTACAAGATGTGAAGAAAAAGACTTTTTAGCATTATGCGACAAGATAATTCATGAGTATATAGCTAATGATGGCAAGGAGCTTGATGATGAAAGAACATGGTTGTAACTCTGATTTCACAAAAAAATTTAATAGAGCTTTGAGTTATGAAGACTATATACAAAGCATAAATAGTGCTGACTTTATATCTTATTTAGATGATAAGAAATGGCTTTTAGCTATAAATGATCTGCTTTTCTTTTGTGAAAAGAGAATTAAAGATAGTGATTATTACGAAGGTTAAAAATGGGAACAAGTTTAAATGAGTTAAAAACTGGTAGAGAAAAACTTGAAATTATAAATCAAGTTTTAGCAAGAATAAGCAGTATTTCAGAAGCAATAGATAATACAAGACTTGATGAAGTTGTAGGCTTGAAACAAGCTTGCGAATCTTTAAAAAATGAATGTTTAAATTTTAAAAATGATATCACAAGTAAAAATGATGATATTTTAAGCAAATATAATGATATCAATAATAAATATTTAAAAATAAATGAAAAATATAACGATGTAAGCACAAAATTTAATTATATTAAAGAAGCATATGAAGATTTTTCTTTAAATAAACAAGAAATACAAAACATTAAAGATTTTTTAGAAAACAATGCAGAAGAGTTTGAGAATCTAAAAAAAGATATACAAAAATATGAAGAAATAAAATTTAATTTAGATGGTTATATTAGCGAAATCAAACAAAATAAAGATTTTGTAGAAGAATATTTTAATTTAAATACAAAAATTAAAGATGAAATTTTAATCGAACTTAACCATGCTTTAGAAATTGTAGATAGCTTACATTTAAATGTTGATGAATTAAAAGAAATAAAACCTGAGTTAATAAACATTAAAAAAGAAGTAAAAGATTTAGCAAGTGAAGCCAAATTAGTAGTAAGTGAAGCAAGTGAAATTATAAAAAATAAAATTAACACTATATTTTTTGAAAACCAAAGATTAAATCAAGAGATGATAGATAGTGTTAAAAAATTAGAAGAAATTAAATTTGATGTTGGGATTAAATATAAAGAAATAGCTAATGCTTATGAGTTGCTTTTAGAAAGCAAACAAAATGTAGAAGATTTAAGAGAAGTTATAGCTTTATATAAAGAATTTGAAAATGAGATAACATCTTATTCCCAAATTATAAAAGATTTTAAAAATAAAATAGAAAATTTAGAACAAGATTTAAAATCAAAATCTGAAAGCATCTATACTTCTTTAGATGATAAACAAAATGAAATATTAAAAAAATTAAATGAAGTAAAAAATGAAGCTTTAGTTAAATTTGATGAACTTACAGCAAAATGTGAAGGGTATAAAATACATTTTGAGCAAAGTTATGATAGATTTAACCAAAGAGCTTTGATAGCTAATGAAGATTTAGGAAGATTAGCTGAAGTAGCCAAAAAAGAACTTGGTAATGATAAATTAATTTACGAAACAGAATTAAAAGTTTTATCCGAAGAAACAATAAAGCAAATGGAGGAAATACTCAAAGGTTTAAGTGATGAAAGAAATGAAGTTACAGAAATCTTTGAAAATCAAAAGAAAGAATTTACTACGCTTGTAGATACTTCTAAGGTTATGATTGACAACTTAAATCATATTTTTAATGCAAATTATCAAACAAAGAAAAACGAATTTAATTTTATTTTTAATGAGAAATTACATAGTTTAAGTGAAAATACGCAAGATTTTTTAAATGATCTTGAGAACACAAAAGAAAATGGACTCAATAAAATAAATGAAGCAAAAGAGCAAAGCCTTAATGAAATAATCCAAACAAAAGAACAAGGACTTAATGAGCTTGAAACTAAAAAAGATAAGTATATAGACGAGATTGATAATCAAGCAAAAATCTATGATATAAATGGGATTAAGGCTAATGTTGAATATCTTCTTTCTTTACTTAATGAGAAAGATAATGGCAAAGATGATGAAATTAAAGATGAAATTGCAAATATAGAGCAAGGTATAAAAGATAAAGAACAAGAGCTTGAAGAGATAAAAAAACAAATTGAAGAAGCTTTAAACAATAATGATGAGTTAAAGCAAAAAAATGAGGAATTAGAGGAAATTAAAAATCAAATTGATAAAGCTTTAAGTCAAGAACCACCTGCTGATACAAGCGAACTTGAAGAAAAAAAAGAAGAGCTTGAAAAAGAAATTGCTGAACTTGAAAAAGAAATTGCCGGTGAATTAATCAACAAAAAAGAGGAAATTGAGAAAGAGCTTGAAGAAGCCAAGCAAAACTTAGAGGATAAAAACAACGAATTAGAGCAAAATGAAAAAGATAAAAAGCTAGTTACGCAAAAAGTTTTAGATATAGCTATTAAAACTTTAGAAGCACTTATAGATACAAAGGTAAGTTTAAATGGTGATGAAGAGATAAATGGAAATAAAACTTTTGCTAATCCTATTTTAGTAAAAGTAAATCCAACTAATGATAATCATTTAACTAATAAAACCTATGTAGATACTGCTTTAAACGCAAAAGCAAATTTAAATAAAAATAATGTATTTAGTGGTACAAATACTTTTAATCAGGCATTAACTGCTCCAACCAATCCAACTAATGATAATCACTTAACTAATAAATCTTATGTGGATTATGGTGGTGGGATTAAAAATCTTGGAACGGTTGGAAGTGTCAACTTAGATTTAAGACAGGCTCAACATTTTATACTCACTGCAAATGCAGGAACTAAAATAGGTATAAGTAATTGGGGCGGTGCTGGAAAAAGTGGAACTATTACCATAAATAATTGCCAAAACGTAACAGGCTTTAATGCTCCTTTTAAGTTTAGAACAGCTCAAAGTGGTTTTAGTGGCACTGAAACCTTTGCGTATTTTTGCATCGCTTCAAACAATGTAAGAATAGTAAGGACTTAAAATGACCCCACTTATTATTTCTAATAATAACATAGCCTTAAATTTACCCCCATCTTTAGGTGGAGGTATTGCAAACTATGAACACATGTTAAAGCTAGATATGATTTATAAACAAGCCGTGGTATTGCCATCAAATATTAATAATAAAGAAGTGGTTATGTTAGGCGAAGTTTGGACGACTGGAAATATGTCTAATAAAACATCAGGAAATACTTTAGAAATAACTTGGAATAATTTTAGTTCAAAAGTAACACTACATGAATTAAGCAGATATTACACAGCAAATGCAAAGATTAAAATAGAGAAAAAATTTAACTTTGGAAATATTAACAATCTTCAAATTATGCTTAGTTCTTGGCAAAGTGGTAGCGCAAACGCAGGAAGTGGTTATAACTTAGCAGATGGAGATAGATTAAATCCAAGAGCAAGTTTAACATTATATTGGAATTAGAAAGGATAAATATGTTTTATGATATAGAAAATAAAAGTTTAAAATATGATGATATTTTTTTAAAAGATACTATTATCATTAACGAAGAAGGACAAAAAGAAAAAGCACAAGATACGTATTTTTTAAGTGCTTGTGATGATAAGCTTTTAAAAGAACTTGGTTTTGCTAAAGTTAAAGAAGAAGAAACACCAAGTTTTGATGAAAAAACCGAAGAACTTCACCAAATTCAAAATTATGATGAAGAAAAAAATCTTTATATTATTTCTTATGAAATTAAAGAAAAAACATTAGAGAAATTAAAAGAATTAAAATTAGAAGAATTAAAAGCAATAAAAGAACAAAAGCTTTTATTTATACCCTTTAAAGATACTATATTTCAAATTGATACTGAAGCAAAGATAAATATTAGTGGAAAAATTAGCGAAATAATGCTAGCAAATCTTAATAACACTCCTTTAGAAAGTATTGCTTGGATTGACAAAGACAATAAAATTATTACATTTAGCAAAGAAGAATTTTTAGAATTTGGGGTTAGCATTGCTAAATATACAGAGAGTATTATTTTTAAAAATGATGAACTAAGAAATAAAGTGAAAAATGCGACATCTTTAGAAGAATTAAATTTAATTGCATGGGAGAGTGAAAAATGAGTACTGAAAATATAATAAAAGAAGGTGCTATACTCGGTTCTTTAAGTGGATCTGCATTATTAGGATTGATGGTTTTTGTCTTAGCTGGGATTGCATGGCATTTATATAAAACTTTACATAAAGAAGCTGGGGAAAGAACAAAAGAACTTATAAGTGAAACCAAAAATACTAATGTTCTTATTAGAGAACAAATTGCAGTATCCAGAGCAAGTAGCGATAGTTTGGTTAAATTTATAGAAACACATTGCTCAAAAACCAATAACAAGCTAGAAGCTATAGAAACAGATCTTATGAGAATGGATGAAAGACTTGTTAAGCTTACTCAAATAAGAAATGATGAATTAAGAAGTATTTTTAAAAAAAAGGAAAACAATGACTAAAACAGAATTAAAAAGGGTTTGTGTAAAACCTTATGATAAAGATAGATTTGAAGTGGATAAAGACTATATATTTTCTTTGCCAAGTCTTACAGCAAGAATCCCTAAGGGTTTTAAAACAGATGGAGCAAGTATTCCACGTATTTTTTGGAGTGTTTATCCACCTTATAAGAGTGAGTATTTTAGCGCTTGTGTGATACACGATTTTTTATGCATAAATGCCAAAAGCAAGGCTGATTATATGCTAGCAAATCAAATTTTAAAAGAAGCGATGCAAGAGTTAAAGATCAATAAATTTAAAATTTTTGTTTTTTATCACTCTTGCAATATTTTTCACAAAATAAAATGCTTAATAAAGGGGATAAGATGAGTTTAGAACAGATTATAAATACTCAAAATGAAAGTTTAAATCAAGTTATAGATAGTTTAGAAGAATTAATTTTAGCTTATAAAAGCGGTAACTTAAGCTTAGAAAATGTTAAAAAATTAATTAATGAAGCTATTGAAAATATATCAAGCAACTATATAAAAGAAAATGAATTAAAAGAAAAGGTAGAAGCTTTATTAGAAGAGCTTGATATAAATGAAAGTATCAATAAAGAGGACTTAAAAGAAGTTGTATTAAAAGTTGTTTTAGAAAATCAAGAAAGTTTAAAAGGTGATAAGGGTGAAAACGGATTAAGTGCTTATGAGATTTGGAAAAAGCAAGTTGGAAATGAAAATAAAAGCGAAGATGAGTTTTTAGCTTCATTAAAGGGTGAAAAAGGAGATAAAGGTGACAAGGGGGACAAAGGTAAGGATGCAAACTCTGATTTAAAAGAATTACAAATTATTAATGGTAAAAAACTCAAAGTAGAGTTTAAAACCATTCAAGCTAGTTCAGCTTTTCCTTTAAAGACTTTAGCTCTTTCAAGACTTGGAATTAAGTTAGTTGGAGATGATGATTATTTAAAAATTAATAGCTTAGAATTTTTAGATAACTCTAATAATAATCTTTTATTAGCAAATATAGAAAATGAAACTTTAAATAAAGCAGCAAATGAACATGCTAGTACTTTACCTGCTGAGTTTAGTTTAGAGAGTGCTAATACTGAGAGTTTAAGTTCTTTTGCAAAAGTAAAAATTACCTCAAATGGGGCTTATGAATATGGCAATCGCTATACTCCATACTATGCTTTTAGAGAGTATGATGAAAAAAATATTAGTGTGTTTTTAGCTAATGATGGATTAGAGAATCCTTTTTATACTATAGAATGTGAACTTTCAAAACCTATAAAAGAATTTAAATTCACCCCATGGGGAAAAGGAGTGGGTGGATCTTTCTTTAGTGAAAATTTAAATGTAAAAATTTATGTAGATGATGTGCTAGTTAAAGAAATTAACTCTTTAAATCCAAATGGTAAAGAAATAGATACAGATCTTACTATAAGTTTTAACATTCAAGAAAATAAACTTATCTATGATGAGTTTAGAGACAACTTAGAACAAAGATTTAGACAAATAGAAAATAAGCTTGTAGCATTAGGAAATTAAACAAAGGATTATAAATGAAAATAAAAATTATTAGAAGATATGCAGGAAAAACTTGCGTAATAGGCAAATTTAGAGTTTTTGATGATAATGAAAATATACTTTTAGATTGCTTTTCTTTAGAAGAAGATAAAGAAGGCTTAGAAAGAGAGCAAGATTTAAGAGTTCCAGCTGGAATTTATAATCTTAAAAGACACGTAGCATCAAGTTTTAATGATAAAGGTAAAAAAGAAGTTGCAGGGGTTGTAGTTTTGCATAAGGACGATAGCGTTATTAATATTTTTAATAATGATGTTCCTTTTGATAGACATATTTTAATCCACTGGGGCAATACTGATAAAAATACTAAGGGCTGTATTTTACTAGGACTTACAAAAGCAAACGATAATGAAAGTATAGGTTCAAGTAGATTAGCTTGTAAGAAATTTTATGATTTGATGTATCATCAAGATTTAAGCAATATTAAGCTTGAAATAATTAATGAGTTTTAAGGAAAAAATATGACTAGTATGCTTTTATGTAATCCTACTTTTAGGATATCAGGAGAAAATGGGGGGGGGAATACGCTAATAAAATGGTAATTAAATTTCAAGATAGAGGGGTAAATTACTCCTTACCTGCTAGTGCATTAAATAAATCAGTAGCGGTTAGAGGTAATGTTTGGACAAAACAAAATATGTCCAATAAAACATCAGCTAATACCATACATTTGGTTTTAAATAATGATTATAACATTACTTATGAATTGCATCCGCTTTCAAGATACTATACAAAAGATGCAAAAATACCAGTGGATAAAATAATTCATAATTACAAAAATCCAATCAAATTAGCCACTTGGCAATCAGGTTCTGCTAATGCTGTTAGAGGTTGGGATCCTGCTGGGACTTTGATAATGGCAGGAGAATTAGAATTTTATTGGAATTAAAAATAGAAAGGAGAAAAAAGTTTAAGTGGGATAAAAATTTAATTTTTGATAAATGTAAAATCTTATTTAAACTTCTAAAATAAAATGATAAATCTTTTTGGCAATACAAAACTTTATATAGCTTTGACTTTGATGGTATTTTTAACGGGGTATTTTTATCTAAGGTTTGATAATGCAAAGATAAAATTGCAAAAAAGCCAAAATGATCTAGCCTTGGCTTTACAAATCAATCAAAACAATGAAGCAAGATTAAAAGAACTCACACAAAGACACCAGCAAGAACTACAAGCTTTAAACGAGGTAAAAATTCAAAAAAATGAAGTTAAAGAAAGGATAGAATATGTTAAAGAATACATTTATAAAAGCAATGAAAATAACCTTACTAAGCTTTTTAATGATGTCGTTGATAGGTTGTGGGATGCAAACTCAACAAGTAGTAACTAAAATAGAAATTCAAAAAGTAAGAATACCTAACGAGCTTTTAACACTTAAACCGCTTGAGAAGCCAAAGGCTTATAACGAGCTAGATATTTTAAACGCTTATTCTATGCTTTTTTATAAGTATAAGCAATGCGAGATACAAATCAATAAAATTAAGGAGTTGAATAATGAGTGATATAAATGTTGATTATAGTAAAAGACTTGAAGCATTTAAAGAAATTTATCCGCAAATTTTAGAAATGAGTTTAGCAGAAAAATCTCCATTTGGAGAATTTAAAAAACTTTTAGAACAATTTGGGAACGATAATGTTATAAGAAATGACCAGCAATTTCAAAGCTTAGCACAAGCATTAGTAAGTGTTGGACAAACTATAGTAGCACAAAGTCAAAATACAGCTTTATCTATGATTTTACAAGGCGATGAAAATGAACTTAACGCTGAAAAAATAAAGCTTATACAAGCACAAATAGAAACAGAAAGCAAAAAACCTGCATTAATAGCTAGACAAACCGCTCAAATAGATGATAACTTAAGAATTGAAGCTGCAAAGGTTACGCAAAGTGTTCAATTTGGATATTGTACTGGTGGACTTGATATACCACAAGAAATTATGAAACTTGTTAAAGAAAAGATAGAAAATATAGAAAAGCCTTCATAATGCTTATAGATGAAAAAAGGCTTATGAGAAATTATACTCTTAAGCCAGCTTATCCATCAAATATAGGGGAATTAGATACTGGAGAGGTTTATAGGCAATGGTTTACCTATGCTATGATAGGAGTAAATAAATATGTAGAACTATTGCATAAACAGCTTATAAGAAAAGGTAGAAGTCAGATTAAAAATATAAACCATCCGCTGTTTAAAAATTCATATATAGTTAAAAAATATAACATTAAAAGCCCTAGCACTGCACCTTATAATAAGGAAAATTATAATGATTTAGGACTTAATCAATTTTTCGTAGGTCAAGATCCATACAAACCTTATCAAGGAGATCCTAGCAGTGAAAATGGAATATATCATGATATTTGTGAAATAAGAACTAATTATAATTTATCAAGTATGCAATATTATTATGGATTTCCTGATAATTTAGCTCTTTTATTTGAAAAAGAAAAAGCTTACAAATATAACGGAAAGGGATTTTTTTATATCGATGAAAAAATTAATTTTAAAAATATACTCAATAAAGCACTAGAGAATGTTAATTATGAAATGCTTATAAATGATATAGAAGTTGTTATCTTTTCTCAAACAATTCAAAAAAATAATGAATGGATATATCCTAGTATTGATGATATTAAAATACCAAATATTAAAGTAGAAAGTGTTGAATTTAAACCAGCGTTTGGAAAACCTTATAAAAAGTTATGTGTTGATGTTGAAAAATTTTATAATGATTTTAAAAAATTAAATAAAAATATATTTAGAATTGAAAAAGTAGAAATAACCTATAATGTATATGAGAAAAGACAAAAAACTAGAGAAAGCGATCCGAATAAAATATATTATACATTAACAAGCAAAAAGATATCTTTTTTTGAAGTATTTAACTCAATAAAAGAAAATTATAAATGCAAATATGCAACTCCTTTGTGTTTTTACAATGGTTTTAATTTTGTTTGTTATGAAGAGCCTTATGTAGCATTTTCTTCTGCAAATAATGAAAATTGGGGTAAAAAAGATACAAGTGTTACACCTAGTATATATCCACTATATAGAAAAAGCTCAAATTTGCCTTATGGACGTAGAGATAGATGGTTTGCATTATGGGATAGCTTTTATTATCTTTATGTATATGAAAAATCAAATAAAGGAATTTTAAGCTTTTTGGCTCCTATTGTTACAATTATTTTAGCTGTTGCTACTTGGTGGATTGGTGGACAAGGAGCATGGCTTGGCACGTTAATAGGAGTTAGTGAGAGTGTTGCGGCAGGCATCACTCTAGGAATTAGCTTGGGTTTAGCTGTGGGTTCATTTACTGGAAATAAAATGTTTTCAATTCTTAATGCTGTTTGGGGCTTAGTTAATTTTTTAGGTGCTTGGAGTTATAATAATTGGAACTTGACCGCAGATTTTACAAAAAAAACAGCACAAATGGCGCAAGAAATGACAAAATTTGAAGCTACCTTAAATGTTGTAAATAATTTATTAAGTGGAGTTAGTAAAGTTATTGATGTGATACAAAGTATTACATCTAATACTCCAGATATGATAAATGAACAACAAAGTGACGATTTAGATAGCAACGAAAAGGCAAACGCAAGTGAAGCTTTAGAATTAGCAAAAGATGCAATCAATCCAACAATATGGTATAGTTTTGAAACTGCAGACATACTAAATGAAAAAATAGAAAAAAGAAAAAATCCTATTTTTATATTTTAATTTTTTGTAGCTATTTTGTAGCCAAAATGAAAATTAAAATATTCAAAACACTATTTTTAAGTATTTTTAAATAATAATTCAATTCCCCTCGCTTCCACCA